CCAGTTGATCGCGCCAAGCAAGACTTCGACGGCCATGAAGACGGGGTTCATGCCGCCCTGGACGACCGCCTCTCGATTGGCGTACCACGACGCCACAAGCATGAGGATGCAGTGACGCGCGGGCGTGGGCACGTTGGCGGAAGACGGGCCGTATCCGGCCCAGTACGTGATCACGACATCGTTCTCTGCCCCTCTCGCCGACGGCCACGAGCCGTTCCACTGCGGGCGAATGACCGCAGGCGTCGAGTCTCGGTCGACGCGGAAGTTTGTGTACGGCACCGGGAGATAGACGGCGTCGGACGGGATGTACGAGACCGTCACGTCACCGACTGCGATCGGGGGCTTTGGGAGTTCAATATCCCAGGACGGAAACACGTCCATCTTCATCTGCCACTGGGACAGAATCAGAGTCCGGTCGCTCACGGTCTCGACATGAATGCGAGCGGCCGAGATGAGAGACTGCAAGTAGAGATCGTCGTCCGTGAAGTCAGCGTCGATGCGAAGGTGTGCCTTCGCATCGGAGATCGAGACTGGCTCGACCACAGGCTCCGTGATTCGCTTGAGAGAGCGATACCGGACGTTGCCACGCTGAACGAACTCGTAAGACTTCATTTCTTCTGCTTGCGATCCAAGACTGCCCGCTCAACGGCCTGGACGGGCTTCTCAACGGCGTCCTCGATGTCCAGAGAGCGGCTCTCGTGGCAGACCTCGGCGATGCCGTTGATGAGCCAGTTCCGGGCCGTCGGCTCGAAGACTTCGGCGACTTCGCCCTTCTTGTGATACGACCAGTCTTTCAGGAGTCGAACTTTCATACGATCAACGAGCCTCACACTTTGCTGCATGCTCAGGAGAACCCCACGCCTCCGGTGGTCGCCGCCCGCCTGCTTGCCAGTAGTGATTCGGGTACTGATGCACGGCCTTCAGTTGCTGATCCGGCCAGGTGATCACGAGTTCCGCGTGGCCGATCGAGACTTGAGGGCAGATCGCCAGGGTGTTGCCGCACTCCCGCCACTTCCGCCACATGTAAATGTCCGGATCGACGCGAGCCGTCTTGCCGTCGCCGGGCTCGACGTCCGCCCAGTCGCCGTCGGAGTTTGGCACGCCCAGGAACCAGGGCTTCGGCATGCGGCGAAGAGCCGACGTCCGCAAGACGGTCAGGCCAAAGTGAGCGCTGTCCACGGGCTGGACTGGCTTTTCCCACCACTCCAGAGGCAAGGTGATCTTGCTGTCGTGGTCTCCGGACATGCCCTTGGGCGTGAACATCAATTTCTGGTCATCACGCTTCGTCTGAAGCGGAGCCACGGCGTCGTATCCAGACAAGAGAGCAGCCGACACGAGCCGCGAGATGCACTCGGGCTCGTATACGGAGTCGTAATCCATCGTGATGATGAAGTCATATCCGGCCTCCTCACGACTCAAGTCCGTGAGAATCCGAGACATCACTTGATCCCAGAATGCCCCGGTGCCTTTCGTGAGCGGGATGCCGAACTGAGAGAAGGCTTGAATGGAACAATAATAATTGTCCATAAAGCCTAATCGCGGGACCGAGATGGCACCCGCGATTCGGACATCATGTTCTACGTTGCCGACGATAACTCGCATGTAAACCCAAGCCTCTTGATGGAGTAAACAAAGAGGCGGCTTGGGCATCCATGCCCAGTCAAGACCATCCGTGGATGAGCCGCCCGTAGTTTGGCTCCCCCCCGAAACTTGCCTCAACCGCTCACGAAAGCGTCGACACCAGCAGCGTTCTTCTCGGTCGGCATCTCTTCCAACTTCGAGAGCCGAGCCACCGTCGCAACGGCAGCAGGCTGGCCCGGAGTGGTGACGACCGTGAGGTAACGCTTCTTGCCGCGACAATCGACGTTGAACCGAGCCACAGCACCGTTCACGCCGACGCCGGTCGTCCGACCGGCACCAGCCACAACGGAGAGGCCAGGGACGTCGACTTGGCCGCTGCCAGCCGTGTCGCTCTGCTGCACCTTCAGCACCGTGGCGTACGAGGCCGCCGCAGCGGTGAAGTTGCTGTACACAACGTCAACCGACACGTAGTCGGCACCGTAGGTGTCGATCTCGTGACTGTGGGTCGCGTTCACGGCCACGCTCGTCGAAATCCTTGCAGAAGTCTTCGTACCTTCGAGATGATTCACGTTTCAGATTCTCCAGTCAGGGGTTTCAGGGTGAGTGTGTCCGTACTTATCACGAAGCAGCAGTCTTGAGAGCCACGACCGGACCAGCCTTCGTGTTGTCGCCGCAGTCAGCGGTGACGCAGTCGAAGCGGCTCGTCGCAACGATCAGAGTCTGATCGAGTTCCGCGTAGCGGTCGGTCGAGGTCTTCAGCGTCATGCCCCGGCGAGTCGCGTAGTACGAACTCATCGAGAGGTCACCGAAGAGGAACTTCACAACACCGGGGTCGGCACCCACCGCGCTCGAAAGTGTGTGGACGAAGACCACCGGATATCCGAGCAGCCGCATCTCAGCGCCAGCCGCGAGGTTCGCGGCAGTGTTGCCGCCCGAGAGGCCCACGTTGTTAACCAGACCGAGACGCTGCACGCTGGCGGCGAACACGGCCGGATTCACGAACCACTTGGCGTTGGCACGGGCATACAGCGGGAGTCGGCCAGCCGTGGCGATCAGATCGTCCACGTCCAGAGTCAGAGCCCCGGTGTTGCCGGTCGCAGCCGTCACGACGCCAGCCGTGTGGGTGCCGTCGTTGATCTTGGTGGCTACGCCGATCATCGAGCCGTGGTCCCCGCTGCCGTTGCCGACAAAGCCCACGGTATCGATGAGTTCGGCCAGCGACCGGGCGATCTCGCCCGTGATGTAGTCTCCAAGATTCAGCACGGAGTCTTCCAAAATCTCCGAACTCATCCGGTTCGAGACCGCGACCTTGCGGCAGACGAGTTGCACCCGATCCCACGACGCATCGCTGTCCGGAATCGTGCTATTCTCTCCGACGAAGTACGCCTTCAAACCGCCAGTCCGACGAGGAATAACGAGCGTATCGGACTTCATCTGGAGGTTGCGAGCGTGAGCGGGATAGGCCCCGTACGTCTCGACCAGAACGATCACCTCGTTCAGCACCTCTTCCGCAGTAAAGATTCCGCCAGCCGAGTTGATGCCCTCGCTCAGGGCGCGGCTGTCGACCACGCCGTGATCAGCACACCACCGAGCGGCGTTCTGATCCTTGAGCAGCGTAGCCCGATAGAACTGACCGGCCCGATAAGCACGCTCCTCGGCGTTCTGGCCCTTGAAGTTCTTCAGACGACCGGCACCCGGCAGATTGTGGTAGATCGACACAGACCGGCCCTCCTTGGCCTTGGGGTAAGCGACCGCCGAATCCGTGGCGGGCGTAGACTTGTCGAGGACCGCCCGGAGTTCCAACTCCTTGGCAGCAACGCCCTCGTAGAACTTGATCTTCTCGCGGAGTTTCTCCGCACGCTCGCAGAGGCAGCGGAGTTTCTTCTCCTTCTCCTCGTCCTCGGGCATCGCACCCTCGGCGTCCTCGACGCCCTCGGGCTTGTAGCCCTTCTCCTCGACGTCGTCCTCTTCCATCTCCTCGTCCTCGCCCTCGCCCTCAACGGGCGGAACGGTCTCGGCACGCTCGTCAGACGCCTCGTCCTGAAGGGCGCCCATCTCAGCCAGCACAGCGGCGAGTTCGTCGAGAAGAGACTTGATCTTGGCGGACGATTCCATTCGTTCTGTTCCTTGGTCTCGTGGTGAGTTGTTCCTGCCGCGTGTAACGACAGGATTCAACTTACGAGACGAAGAACAGAGACCCGAAGAGACTTAAAGTTGTGTCACACAACTTTTTCGCGTCGCCACGAACGGCTGGCTGAGACGACTGAACGGGCCTGTGCGCCGCATGCGCTGCACTTCAGATAGCGAACCTGATATTCGCCGCATGGCTTGCTCGTGCGAGTGGTCATGCGACCGCGACCGCACATCCGACATTTATCGCCGCTTTGTGTCATCACTTCTTTTTCTTCAGGGAATCCACCACGCCTTCTCCCATCGCGACTGCAACCGATGCAGACGTCGGGAGAACAACCGTCGCAACGAGCATGCCCGCAGCGTTGGCTGTGACTTGGAACCCCTTCCGGACAAGTTTCGCCACATACGAGGGCGACTTGGACTTCACGACGACGCTCACTTCTTTTGGGGAGTTCTCGTCGGCGATCTTCTTGACTTGAGCGATCTCGCTGCTGGACAGCGTGCCTGACTTACGTGCTGGCGTGATCGTGTACTTTGACTTGCCCATCTCGACGTCGAAGACTTTCTCGCCTTTGCTGTTGTTGACGCGAAGCGTCAGTTTGCCGTCCTTGACCTTCGCGACAGACTTTGGCGAGCCACCGAGACGCTGCACAAGATCAGCGACTTGCTTTTCGCTCGTGCCGATCTCGTCGATCTTCTGCATGACTCGCGTGGGCTGCATGCTGTTGTCGTAGAGTCCCTTCACGGCACCGACGGCAGCACCGACGGCAGCGCCTTTGACGACATACGGCGGGAACGGCCCGACGGCGCCAGCAGCGACAGCAGCGCCCTTGATGGCGCCTTTTGCTGCACCCACGGCCGCGTCAGCGATCTTGCCGCCCGCGCAGGTGTTTCCCTTCTGGAATCCGCCTTCGCCGGTGCCACAGTTTCGCGACTGCGCGAACGCGAGCAGGCTAGCGTACCGATACTCCAGAGACTCGTCGGCGAACCCTCGCCACTCGGCGAGGTCGAGGTATGTGGTCAGTGCAAACTCGCAGAAGTCTTCATACGATCTCTGGCCTCGCTCCTTGGCTTTCTTGGAGCGTTCCAGCATTTTCTTATACCGCTGGTATCCCTGGCTGTTCTTGTCGCTGAAATCGAGAGTCAGATAGATGCTGCTCCCGTTTTTGGCCCACCACTTCTCGCCTGCTTTTGTGCTGATAAGGTCTTGAAGGGTGATCTTGCCAGTTTCGACGACCTTCTGGGCTACTTCCGGAGATAAGATCGGCGAGTCGGAAGCATCGTTGGCGTCCATGATCTGGTCTCGCAGCCTGCCCGGCAGGACAGCGTCAAATCCAAACCTTCCCCAAAGCCGATAACCCTGAAACGTAGAGTCGTTCTCGCTTCCGGCGGCATGCGTCTTGGCCTTAGAGACGCCTGCTTTTTCGGCCTCTTCGAGGGACGCGAGCATCTTGTCGATGATCATCGCGCCGAGGTGTCGCTCAGTGGCTGAGTCTCCGTGCTGCGAAGACTCTTTCTCTCGCTTGATTGCCAACTTCACGCTGTAGTCAACGCTGAACAAGCCGTACAGCGCGACTGGTGGGTCGTCGCCGTCCTTCTTGATCGCCACGTCGATTTCAGCCATGCCAACCGGGCGTTGTCCGGGCTGGGGCGTTCCGCCCATGTAGACAGGTGTTTTTGATTCGATCGTCATCGTCTCGGACGTGACGACTACAGATGGGGAGTCTTCTGTAGGGCCAGAGCGACGGACTCGCTCAGAGTCCACGGTGATGTCGACTTCAGAGCCCTTGCCGTCGGCTGCGCCGAAGCGAACCATCGACGCGACGCTCTTGAAGCCTGCTTTCTTGGCAAAAGTCGTGACTTGCTTGGCGTTGTCGGCGCTGATCTTTTTGATGTCCGGAAGCCCAGGCAACGCACCTTCGTGCGACAGCGGGCGGTCGCGGCCCCAGGAGCCAGGGAAGCCGTTCGAGGTGTTGGATCGCGGCCCGCCAGCGACTGGGTGCGGACGAGGGCGAGGCTGGCTTGCTTCCGGTGAAGACTGCCCGTCAGCGGCGCACGTGTTGCCCGGCGCGAACTGCCCGGACTGTCTCCCGCAGTCCTCGCCCATGGGTAGAGTCAACTGCCGATCTCGCTCTTCAACGAAAGCAACGAGGTCGGCGTACATCGCCTGCAAACTCATCTCGATCGTTCCTTGAGAAACGCCAAGGTCTCGCGGACAACATCACGAGACCGCTTGTTCTTCTTCTTGGCGATCTCGGCGCTGGCTTTCTTGTAGGCTTCAGTCGCGTCGCCATCGAATGGGTACTTCTCAGTTTTGCTCCCGTCCGGGTGCTGGCCCTGCACGTAGCCCTTGTCGGTGCCAACTTGCTTCGTCGTCCACGGGAAGTCGTCACCCTTGCTCCATGTCTGGACTCCGCCGCCATCGTCGGACTTGCCGCCAGACTTGCCTCCGCGAGCCAACTGTCCTTCGCGGGCTTTGTCGATGAACTCTTGGGCTTCTTTGTCTTTGCCCTTCTTCCATTCCATGAAGCCGCCGGATTCTTTCTTCTCTTTCGGGGGCTTAACTTTCGGGCTTCCGCTTTGGGGAGACTTCGGCCTGCCTCCGCCGCCTCCAGGCCGTGGCTTGTCTTGCTTCCCGCCGCCGCCGCCTTTGGGCTTGCTGCCGTCAGTCGCGGTGCATGAGTTGTCGATGCCTCCGCCTGGGCCTGTGGGGCAGAATCCGCGACGCTCTTGCAGGAACTCTTCGAGGCTTCGCTTAGACTTGCCGAGACGCTTCTTGGATGCTGCCTTCGCTTTTCCTTTCTTTGGTTTCTCTTTCTCCTGATGAGGGCCATTTCCGAAAATCGCGTCCGACACGGCGCCTTGAGCGCCAGAAATAGCGCTGTTGATTGCCGACTTTGCCTTGTAGGCCACCTTGTCAGCGGCACCTTTGATCGCGCCGATGGCGCCGCCCGCCAACGCACCGCCGACGGCGCCCGGAATGCCCCCAATGGCAACGCCCGCAGCCGCGCCGAGTGCCGCGCCCGCAGTGGCATTTCCAGAGACGGTTGGCTCATTGGGGTCGACAGGCTTTCGCTTTTCTGTCTCTGTCTTCTTGCTTGGTGCTGGCTTCTTCTTCTCGCTGCCGCCGCCCTTTCCACCAGCCACGCACGAGTTGTCGACGCCGCCGCCTGGGCCAGTCGGGCAGAACCCACGACGCTCCGCCAGGAACTTCTTCGTCTTCGCAAACTCCTCGGCGACCTTAGCCTTCATCTTGTTGCGAGATTCAGCGTGTCCAGACTTCTGAAACTGCTGATAACTTCTCTTGGCTACGGCAACAGTAGCATCTCCATACGCGGGGTAGGTCACTGGGCCGCAATCTAGGAGTGACTTGATTTTTGTTACAAGTCTCGTCGATCGGCCGCCCTCGTAACTCCACTTTTCCCCGCCCTCGGCGACCACGAAACTAAAGGACGATCCCTTCAGGTCGCCCCGGCGGCAGAGTTCTTCGATGTCCTTTCGAGACTCCGGCAGCAGGCACTCGTACCGCAAGCCCTTCTCGTCGACGGTCATCTTCATCGTCGTCGGGAAGCGGCCCAAGAGATGATTGGGGTCGTGGTTGAACAAGCAGCGAGTTTCGAGCGGCCTCCCCTCGCCGTCCTGGCGTGTCTCGACAAGATCGAACGCGCCGGGGTCAATTCTCTCCACGAAATCCCCGAGAAGCAACGAGTCTTTTCCAAAGCGGGCCGCATAGCCGATCAGGTAAGTCTGCGGCTGTCCGGTGGCCGGGTCGGCTCGCCTCTCGACTCGAAGCAGATCGGGGTCGGCCTTCTCGACGTCACTGAAATTGCCAAGAAACCGACGCTCGACGTTGGGAAGCACTGGGACACTCCTTTGCTCGGGTGAAAAATACCGCTCGACAACCTCTCGCAACTCATCCGCGACAGGCTGTCGTTCCGGGTCTTCCTCGATTCGCTTCAGGCACTCCTCTTTCGGAGTGTCAATGTGGATGTACTCGACGGGAATGTCAGACAACTGGCCCTTCATGTCGTCGCTGACGTTGGTCGTGATGATCCAAGTCTTGTCGACCGACGGCTTATTCAGGGCCTTTTTGATGATAAGGTCTCGAATGTCGGTGCAGTAAGAGATGAGATTCTTGTTTTTCTGGTGCGGAGGCATGCCCGAGACGGCGGCCATCACCTTATTGAAGTCGAAGATCGCGTCGTTCTCGCCCTTGTGCTGCATCACATAAGAAGTCTTGCCGCTGGCGGGGGCGCCGTGGACGACGAAGACCTTCGGCTTGATGCCTTGCGTCGAGCCAAACGGCCGCAGGGACCGGCCTTCCTCCTCGTCGGCTGCGTTCATCTGCTCGACGACCTTGCGAGCGTACGCCCATCCGGCGTCGGAGCCCCAAAGACTCCAGGCGATGCGGCCGTTTGAGGGGAATCCATCGTCTCCGGGTTTCCAGCCATTGCCCTTCTTGTCGATCTCGTGCCGATCGAAGTAGGCCTTCATGCGACGCACTGTGGAGGGCGAGAGTTTAACTCCGTTCGCCAAGTCTCTCGCTCTGGCGATTCCAACAGCAGTGCCGCCTCGGCCATGCTCGCGACGCCACGCGAGGCCCTTCTCGGCTTCCTTGCGGACGCCCTCGGGAGGCGTGAAGTCGATGTGGGAGTATTTTTCAGGCATCTTTTTTCTTCTTGTCGAACATCTTCTTCCAGAACTCAGGCACTTTGTTCCCGTCGATCTGCTCAAGTCTCTTGCGAATGCTTTCTATGCTTTCGTTTTTGTCTTTCTTCACGACCTGAGTCATGCTTTTGCCTTTCTTGGTACTGGAGCAAGCATTGCCTTGCACATTTTATCGAGGTCCGGATCGTTCTTGGCGTACCCGAGTTTGACTGCTGTGGCATACTCGGCCACGAACTCAAGCGGATCGGTCGTCGCGTAAAAGCCAAGTTTTTCTACCTTCGACTCGCATCGGTAAATCCACGCAGGGTCTCGCGTGGCCGCGACTTCCAGATTTCGCATAATGTCCATCTTCAAGCCCGTCGCCCAGCGATAAACCTGCTCCTCTGTTGCGTGCTTTGGAGGTCTGGGCGATCCAGTCTTAGCGGCAGCATTCTCGTAATGCTCCCGATGGACATCCTCGTGGACTAGCGTATGAGCAGGAGAAGGAGTCGAAGAATACCCTGACTTGTGCAGAAACTCCGGCGTTATTTGAGAGTCTGTCGTGCCAGCCAGGATATGAATCTCGTTGTCTACTGGAAGATAGGCGCCCTGCACGCCTTCCCATCGAAACTGAGACGTGCCTGTGTGCTTTGCGATCGACTGCGCTGTTTGGATGTGAAACTCGACGTCCTTCAGTGACGGGACGGCCTGCACGGCCGCGTAAACCTCGGCGATCGTTTTGGCAATCGCTTCGCGGGTGTACTGAGTTGACTCGGCGTGATATTTATCAACGATCCAATCGTTGGCTACGTTTAGCCCCAGCGCTTCGCAAACCTCTGAAGGAGACGATTCGCCTGCCTCTGGGCCAGTGAACCAGCCTCGCTTGGTTCCTATCGCCTCCGCGATTGCCGCCGTTAGTTCCTCGTGGCTGGCGCCAGACTTTGCAAGAGCCGCAACCTTTCCGGCGCCTCGCTGGCACTGGTTGCCCTGATCAAACCGCCCGCCTTCATCTCGCCCGCAGTCAGCCGACCGAGACTCCACCCACTCGTAGTCGTCCAGTTCCCCGTCGTCCCAAATCTCCTGCCACATCTCGTCCAGGCGGACGAGGTCTTCGGGAGACATCCACTCGTCGCCTGAGCCCAGCGGCATTTCGCGACGGCTCTCGCCGAACTTCTTGATGAACCTGTCCATGATCTTGGCCTGCGGGCTCGACCTGTCTTTGAGGTCAAAAGTCACGTCGAGGTCTTCGCCGTTGTCCCGCCACCACCTTGTGCCCTCTGGCGTGGCGTGCAGATCGAGCAGAGACTTGGCGTGGGACAAGTCTGGCGGGAGTTTCGCCTTGATGCTCGCCGGGAGAGGTGCGTCGAAGCCCATTCGGGGCCAGATCGTGTACCCACGCCACGGCGTAGACGTCACGCTGCCCTTGGTGGCCGACGAGTTCCCGGCCGCATTGAGGACGATACGAGAGACTCCAGCCTTGCGGGCGGCTTCTACAGAGGACGTCATGGCTCGGTAGAACTCGCGAGCAGCGGCGTGCCGCTTCGAGTCGTCGGACTTGATCGAGTCCGCCACATTGACCGTGCTGTGGTAGACGACAGTCTCGCCAGACGCCGTGACGCCAATCACGGACGAGCCGTGCAGGCCGCTCTCGACTCCGGCGAAGTCACGCTCGAAGGCGAACATCACTGGCGTGACCTTCGAGTCGGGGAACTCCATCGAGAAGTCCGGAGCAGGGCGGACGAAGACGTCTGATTCTTCGCTCCCGCCAGCGACCATTGGAGCCAACTTCGGGTCGATGCCAGCAGCGTCGAGCGACGCCTTCACGGCCTTCGGAGCAGAGACGTTGATCGAGCCGTAGCGTCCGTCGCCAACAGGGGGCGGCGACGTGTCTCGGGACGTCTCGGGCCACGAGAGAGTCTCGTTGGACGACCAGCGGTCGCCGGATGGTGCGGCGGTGGCGGTTGCAGCGCTGCCGCCTTCGTCCGCCGCGCAGTCATTGCCGCTGCCGAACCTCCCGCCCTCGTCGCGGCCGCAGTCGGCAGAGCGGGACTCAGTCACGCCCTTCATCAGCCACGGACGCACCTTGAGATGCTGGTATCCGAGCGGCTCGTCGCTCTCGTATTCAGCATCAATGGCACGGCGGACCTTGCGGTTCCGCTTCGCCAACTCGGCCTTGATGATCTCCGGGCCGACCTTCGAGGCGTAGGCATTCTGCGGCGCGTAGTTGCCAGTCTTCTCGTAGACAGCGTTCTGTCCGAACGTCTCGGCGAACAACGCAGGCCATGCACTCTCAGGGAGCGTCGAGGCATGAGTCAGCATGCCGTTGTACTCGCCGTTGGTCGAGAACGAGTAGCCGCCGCGAACGTGAGCGACCATGTCATGCACGACGCGAAACAAGTCGTTGGCGATCATCGGCTCGCCGTCGGCAGTCTTGTACTTCGTCTCGCGAAGCATCGGGTGATCCGGCGTGGCCGATCCAGTGCCGAATCCCTTCTCGGTCATAAAGAACGAGAACTCGCCAGTCTTGGCGACCTCTTCTCGCATCTTGTCGGAGTTGGGCTTCGTGCTGCCAGGCGGGTCTCCGTACGGCTCGCCTTCGCCTCTCCAGGCTTTCGCCTTGAGCCCAGCGGCTGTGAGCGCCTCGTACTGGCGCCCGATCTCGTCGATGAGGTCTTTGTACGAAGCCTCGGCCTCGGGAGTGAGCGAAGCACCGGACGAACCCTGCTCGTCGGCGGCGGCGGTGATGACTTTCTCAGGCGGAGTGTCCGCGCGGCCGCGAGACCTGTCCCAGACAGCCTTCGGATTCGGCGAGACCGAGTCGATGGCGTCGCGGAACTTCTCCGACCCACGAGGAAACGACCGAGGCATGGACTCGGGGCTGCGGCTCGACGATGAAGAGCCGTCGTCGGAGCCGCACGAGTTGTCGACGCCGCCGCCTTCGCCGGTGGGGCAGAAGGCGCGGGACTCTTTCTCAGAAGAGATTGCCTTCAGCAACTCAACGAAGTCGACACCGGCAAGTTCCGTCTCGTTGTCCCACAAGTCCTGGCCGGATTGATTCGGGAAGTCTGTCTCGCCATCCGTTGCGGCGCCATCTTGGCGGGTGGCATCGTAAGACCGAACAGACTTTGGCCTCCTCGCCTTCTCTGGCTTGAGTGCGACCGGCTCCTCCCCAGAGTCTCGGCGCTGTTTCAGCGATTTCGCAGCAGCGGAGTACAGAGAGTCGCCTTCGATTTTCGTCTTCGCGCCGAGCCTCTTCCACAGGTTCTGCTCGTACTGCCACAAGACTGCCTGAATCTCGCTGACTTGCACTTCCCCGAGGCGCGAGGGGTTTTCTGCTGCGACCCTTTTCGCAACTTCGCGAAACACTCCACGAAGAACGTGTCGAGCCCTCGCCGATCGCGGGTCTTGCTGCTCGTGTATCAGAGACTTGAAGATCGTGTTGCCAGCCCTGTGCGCTGCGTCGATTTGCGGGTCCGGGTGAGTTCCGTAAGACCCGCTTGGTTCACCGCTCTTTGATACGCCGCGAGGGACTTTGTTAAACGACCTCTCGGCGGCCTTGGCCCACTCAAAGGCGGCACTGCTCTCCTCGATGATTCCTGTCCTTGCCTGCAACTCAAGAGACCGAATGACGTCCTCTCGCTTGAGGCTCAGTGGAGGCTTGTCGACGCCGAACAGGATGTCCCGCGAGCGAGCCCTCTGCTTGATTGCTCTTATCGCGGCGTTTGCCTGCTTGTTGGCTGCATTGGGCGTAGCCCTGGAAAGCAACTCGCCCGTGACGCGGCCGACAGATCGCATCAGCCATCGGTCCATTGTCAGGAACTGATGCTTACCGCTCAGGTTTGCGAAGAATGACCCGATCTTCGGCCCAAAGATCGCCGCGACAGGCACGACCTCGTCGCCCAATTCGACGCCTTTGAGGTCTTTCTCGGACCAACTTCCTCCGATTTCCTGAGACTTTGCGGCCAGTCTCTTCATCGTGCTGGCAATCGTCGACGCGCGGGTGACTCCAGACAGGAGCGAGCGAGTGCGAGACTCGCCGAACTCGTCAATCATCGCCTGAAAACGGTTGAGCGACTTCCGTATCTCCGTCGCCCTCTCGCCTCCCATGACTTGGTCTGGCGTCCTGACAGAGCCATGCTCTCGGTACAGCCTGTAAATCCTGTCTGCTGACTCAAGATTTAGTGCCGGGTCTGTTCCGTTGCTCGTGATTGCCGTGATCATCGTGAACACGAACGCCGCGTCTTCCGGAGTAGTGCCTCGCCGCTTTGCTTCGTCTGGGTCTTTCAACTCTGGATAGAACCCAGACATGATGTCCATGCACTCGGCAATGTCCGTGCTGTAAAAGCCAGGATTGCGACCCTCTTCGTACGCTCTGTCGACGTCCTCCTTCAGTGCTGCGACGACATACTCGAACTGCTCTTGCGGCAGATCATCTCGCGTGTCGAAGACAGCAGCCGGTCCTTCGCCGCCAAGTTCTTTCCTCGCGTCTTCATGCCGCGACGAAAGGAGCCTGCCGACTGCGTCATGCGAAACGTACGTCCCGTTCTGCGCGAGATCGCTCTCGGCGAATACAGGATCAAGGCGAGTGATCTTGTTGGGCCTTCTTGGGTCATCTCGGCTAACAATCTCGCGGCCGTACAAGTCTGCGGAACTGCCTGGATGCGAGCCAGCGGGCTTGGGGTTTCTTTCCAAGTCGGCCTTCGCCCTTGCTTTTGCCTCTGCGTCTATCACGACGACAGACTTTCCGCCGCGCAGAAGCGTCTCCTGGCGACGCACGTTGCCCAGAGGAATGTCGTCGCTGTCTTTTTTCTTGCCCGCTTTCGGCTCCTGCTCGCTCCCGCTCCCATCCCCCTTCGCGCAATCATTCCCCTTCGCGAAGCGTCCGCCCTCTGTCTTCTCGCAGCCAGCGTCTCTCTGCTCAACCCCGTCAACAAACTCGCTGCGGTTCTTGTTTCGCTCCTTGAGCCGTTCGAGCATCTTCTTCATCCGCTCGAACCGCTTGTAGCCGACAGACTCCTTGTTCGTGAAGTCGAACGACAGTTCGATCGTCGTGCCGTTCTCATTCCACCAGCGATCGCCCTCTGGCGTGGCGATCAATTGCTGAACAGTCATGCTGCCGCTGTTCGCTCTTCGCCTCTGCTCTGGCGTCAACTTGACATCTGCCTTGATCGCGTCGACGTCCGCGCGGTCGAGCAGTCCGTCGAACCCAAACTGCGGCCACAGGCGATACCCCTGCAACGCACTGCCGGAGTTCCCGGCGGCGATCGTGTCAGCGCGAACGGCGCCGGACTTCTCGGCCACCGACATGGACTCAGTCATTCGCTCAAGAACGAGACTGACGATTCGTCGCCGGTCTGCTGAGTCTCCCTCTGATTCGCCATCGATCGACGACATGGCCTTAGAGTCGAGCGACATGCTGTCGTAGGCGACAACGAGATTCCCGTCGTCGTCCTTCATCAGCGACACCATGTTCTTGATGCTGCCGAGTTGGTCCGACCCGTCGGGCGAGACCGGAATCGACGAGTTGGCGATGATCGACTCGCCGTATGAGTCGATGGAGATTGAGCCTCCCTGGCGAGCGCCGCCGGATATCGCCACCACGTTCTCGACTGTCTTGACCTTGCCGAGGTCGCCGAGCAGGCCCTTCAGAGAGTGAACGTCGTTGACGCTGAAGGAGTCCAGAACCTCAGCGCCCTTGAACGGCGGCGACGCGGAGACTGCTTCGGAGTCCATTTCGAGGCCGCCGTCGTCGTCGGCTGGCAGGGAATCCGCCCCGTCTTCGCTCGCGCAGTCGTTTCCCGACCCGAACCGGCCGCCTTCGACGCGGCCGCAGTCGGCTCCGGCCCTGAACTCTGCCTCTTCGTCGAGCCACTGAAAGAAAGAACGCTCTTGATTTCTTTCACGAAGTTTCTTGAGTTGCGAGACTCGCTTCTGAAACTTGGCGTAGCCAAGACTCTTTTTGTCCGACAGATCAAGAACCATGCCGAGCGTAGAGCCATTGTTGTCCCACCAGAGGTCTCCCTCATGGAACGAAACAAGGTGCTGGACGTTGATGTTGCTCTGCGGCAACGCGGCCGCGAGGGCCCCAGCCGAGGGCTTGATGCGAGTCGCAAACAAGTCGGGCCTCGCGACTCGCATGACTTTCTCGATGACATCTGGCGGGGCCTTCGCCAGGGCGTGCTTGTGGCTCGGCTCAAGCGGGGCATCGAATCCGAACTGCGGCCAGAGTCTGTACCCCTTGAGGTCATATTCAGGTCCGCCTGCGGCCGACATCTTGACGCGAGCGATGCCAGAGTTGTCTGCGGCCATAATGGACTCGATGACCGCCTGCTGCATGAGGCTCGTGGCCTTGGCGACTCGCTCGCGAGAGGCTTTGACCTCCTGAGTTGGAAACATCTCATTGAGGCCCAAGACATGCTCTCGGCCCTCCTTGTAGACAGAGACGCCGACTTGGAAGTAGCCCTCTGAGCCGTCGCCGCTTCGCGAGACCGGGATTCTGTTCTCGACCGAGAGGTACGCACCCATTTCTGGGTGACCGGCGCCAGAGAAAACCACTTCACTGCCACGCACCGTGGCCCCGCCCATGGCGGCGAGATCGTCCAGAGACTTGACGCCCGCCTGGGCCATGCCCTCCAAGAGGGCTTTCGGGTTGGCGATCTCGACACGGCCAGCCTTCTCCGCTCCAGCGAATGGCGGCTTCTCTTTGAGATCGTTTCCAGACAAAGACACAGAGTCATTCGACTCTTTCCACGAGTCGTCGGTCTTGCTCGACGAGCCACCGCTGCCGTCCGAGGCGCAATCGTTGCCCGGCGCGAACCGTCCGCCTTCGACCTTCTCGCAGCCGCCATTGCGGTACTCGACCCAGTCGTCGTCGAGCAGGGCCCTGGCTTCGACGTCAAAGAATGCGTCCGCCAAGTCGAGGCCACGCTTCGAGAACCTGTCGCGAAGCGATGTGAATCTCTTCCAGCCTGGGTCTTTGGCGTCGCCCACATTCAGCGACATCTCCATCTCGCCGCCGTTCTTCTCCCACCACTCCTGCCCCTCTTTGGTCTCGTAGAGAGACTGAATCGTCAGGGCTCCGGCTGCTTTTTCCTTGCGAGCCCGAGGCGAGAGAATCTTGTCTGGAATGCCGCTGCCGTATGAATTGAAGAAGCCTCTCGCGAGAGACCATGTCGGAGTGATCCGCTGTCGCGGGATGACGCCGTTGAAGCCCAGCCGGGGCCAGATTCTGTAGCCCTTGAAGTCAGAAGAGTCCCGGTTGTCCCCCGCCGCCAGCATCTCAACGCTCGTGACGCCGATCTTCTCGGCTTGCGTGATGCTCGCGATCGTGCCCTTCATCATGTGGCGAGCGACGGCGACGCTGGCTTTTGCTTTTGCCTCGTCGCTGATCATCAGCATCGTGTACGACATGACGAGTTCGCCGCCCTCGAAGCGAGTCAGCGAAGCGGCTGTCTTGGCCGCGCCTTCGATGCCCGCGACTGGCATTGTGCTTACGAACGTGACAGTGTCTTCGATGTACCGATCGGGGTCTTCGCTCCCCATGTACTCGATGATCTCTCGCATGCCGCCGTGAGCGATCACGACGTCGGACTCCGGATCGAGAGCAGCGCACGCCTTGGCTGCTTGATCGAGGGTCACGCCGACTTCGCGAAGCGACTTGCTGACCAACTCTCCGTCCGAGATGGTCACGGACTTCACGCCAGCGAGGGACTTCGCCGGGGGCGACTTCTTCAGGTCTTTCCCAGAGATCAGAACCTTTTCCTGCTCTCGCTTCCACGAGTTGTCGACCTTTGGCCCGCCTTCGTTGGCCGAACAGTCGTTCTTAACGCCGCCGCCTTCGCCCGTCGGGCAGAAGGCCCGGAACTCTTCTTCCAGAAAAATCACAGCGAGAAAGCCCCGTTCGTGATGCGAGACAAGAGAGACATGACGTCGCTGTCGTACTCCTTGCCAGCCCACGAGCCAGCAATGACTTCAGCGACGAACTCGCGGCTGCCCGTGGCGGCGTAGCGAGAGACGCGAGTTGCGACGCTTCGCAACTCCTCGTCTTCGAGAGGCGCAGACGCCTCATATGAGTCAGCGTCTGCGATCGCGTGGTGGCGATGCGCGAGTTCGTGCAGGAGCGGATTCGGCTGGGACAGCCATCCGCGAGCAGCGGCCAAACGGAACGACGCCGCGACTTCTTCTGTCAGAGATTCGGACACGTAGATCGTGTCCGTGTCGCGGTCGTACTCGGCGACCGCGCGGCTCTCGGCCTGGGGCCTGAAGACGACGTTGGGTACATCAACGTCGCCGGTTGATCTCAGTTCTCGGACGAGGGCTTCGGCGGCTCGATGCCGAACGCCTTTAAGAGGTCCGGCCTGTGAGCCCAGCGCTCCGGGTGCTTCTCCGGATACCAACCAGGAGACAGTTCCTCGCCCTTCGCTTCCACCGTCTTCTTCACGTACTCCCGAAAGGCCTCGAACATCTCGCGGAGATTCGACTTTCCTTTCGCCGGGATTCCGAACCGTTCGACTTTCTCTGCCATGGATTTCTCCTTGTGATTCGCCCTCGCTGGAAGTATACGACCGAACGCTGTTTTTTCCATGCTGCTTGAGTTCATCTACAGCATCCGGATTGCGAGACAAGGCTTCGTCGAACTTGCCGTCGTAGTCGGACGGCTTGCGTGGGTCTCCATCGTCGTACTTGACCCAAGTCTCCTTGAAAGTCTCAAGATTAAAGACTGCAAGTTGACCGGCTTCTCTCCCCGCCTCAAGGGCCTCGTTGACTTGGTTCGGCTCAAATCTTGTCGAGACGTCGATGTAGAACTCATCCCCCGCCTTCCATCCCCCCACGAACCTAGTGTCGTCTCCGAGCAGCAAGTCTGAGTTCTTGTCCAGCCATTCGGCGAACTTCTCAGCGCCTGAGTCTGTGCCCAAATCGGATGACGAAATCTTGACTGATCGCTCGCTGTTGTTCAGGAACTCGCTGACCATGATGCCAGTCGACGGCTGCTCGGACGAGAGAGGATCAAGCGAGAAACCGTCCGGGCTCGACGACATCTTCTCTAAAAGGCGGGCGACGTCTTCGCGAGTCACGGAAGATGCGTTGCGTGGCGTGGGGGAAGACTTCGGCGTCGGAGAAGATGGCGACAAGCCGCCGGAGCCGCCTCCGGTGTCCGGCGCCATTTTTTCTTTCGACCCGCACGAGTTGTCGACTCCGCCGCCTTCTCCGGTCGGACAGAAGGCCCGAGACTCCGGCATGCTCAGTTTCTCTTCTGGAATGATCCAGAGTTTGCAGATCGCATTCGGCGAGATGACGCCCTTCACGATCTCGCACGAGCCGCCTTCTTCGTAGTAAATGCAGTTCCGGCACGAGATGCCGCGAGACGCGAACGGGTTCTGCTCCATGTAGTGAGCGCCGCTCGCTCCCTGCTGCGGCCAGCGTCCGTTCTCCTTGACGATCGCTTCTTGGGCGTCGTACAAGGCTTGGTTCTGCGGCGAGAGGGCTCGCTTCTCTTCGGTCGCCTCTTCCATCTTGGGCTTAGGCTCAGACTTCTCGCCCTGCTCAGCCTCGTTGGGAGCCTTGCCAGTCTTGACTTCCGGAAGACTTGGGACGCCGCCCTGGGCTGGCGGCGGCGGGCCGCCAGGAGGTGCCGCCATCGGGTCTGGCTTAGGCTTGACCGCGTCCTCCAGCGTCTGCATGTTCATGCCGACGAAGTGCTTGTCGCCGTTTTCGAGCGGCGGCATGTTCTCCAGGCGACGACAGTCGTTGATCGAAAAAATGCCCAGGTTCGTCATCGTGGAGTAGTACGACGCGCGAGAGTTGGAGTCGCCTCGCATCAGGCCGCGAACGTCGAACTCAGCAACGAAGAGATCGTCGTTGTAGATCAGAGACCGAGAGATGGCGCTCTCGATGCGACGCAGCCACGGCACGAGCGTGTACGTGACGAAGTCTTGCCCTTCGATCTCGGGGTTTCCGCCAGACTGGCCCTGAACGAGCCTGACCGGCAGCCTGTAGACCCTGGCGATCTCCTCGGACTGGAATCTCCGTGTCGACTCGAACTGGGACTGTTCAGCAGTGAAGCCGACGGGCTCGACTTTTAGGCCGTTGGTCAAGATCGCAGTCTTGTACGCCCGGTCGGCTCCGCGATGGAGTCTCTCCCAGTTGTCCCTCAGTCGCTCGGCGGCCTCGGGGGAGAGAGAACCGTCCGTCTGAAGAACGATGCCTGGTCGTGCTGAGTTGGCCCAGAACTTCGCGGCGTGAATCTCGCACGCCCTGGCGAGAGCGATCGCCTCGCGAGCGACCTCGACGGGCACCATACCCTTGATGCCGTCGGGCTCTGCCGTCCACCGGACGTGCATGATCTGGTCTTGCGTGTACGGCTCAAGTCTCCCGGTCTCGGGATTCGTGTACATGTACCGAAGTCGGCCGTTTTCGAGCCGCTCCACGTCCATGCGAGACGGGTGGAGGTTGATAAGTTCAGAGACAGCGCCATATCGGCCAGACTTAATCTGCGTGTACGAGTTCCCCCACAGGCACAAGTTCATCACCATCTGCTCGAAGAACTCGAACTTGGTCTGCCAAGAGTTGGGCGCGAACGACAAGACTCGGTACAGAGGGATGTCCCTGGCGATGTCTTTGCTCCCGCCTTCGCCTCGCCTGTAGACATGCAATGGCAGGGCGCTGATCGTCTCGGCGAGAATGCGGCAGCAGGCCAGGACGACCGTCGACTGGAGAGCGGTCTCCGGCGTGACTCTGACTTCCGACTCGGTCCTCCACCGGCCGCCGTAACTCTCGTCCGAGAGCAGGAAGTTGTTCCACGAGATGCCGCGAATCTCGGGCTCAGAGAGTCCCCGTTCGGGTGTCCAGACAATGTCGGACAGAGCCCTGTTCTCTTCGCTCATCGCGACCCCCTCACAGCAAGATGATCTCCGGGTCGGCCATCTTCGGAGCCGCTTCTGCGTCGCTGGCAAGAGCCAACGCCATGACAAGGGCGATCATTCCGTCCACCCTGGCAGGGCTCATGGCCGCAGGCTTTGCGATCTTGATGTAGCCGTCGGCATTGGTCTTTATCGTGCAATTTCCGGCCATCCAGTTCAGGATCGGATTGTCACCAGTTCGCAAGCGGCCCTGCGAGATCAGCCCGTCGAGCGCGCGTGTCGGCGCGTTCATCGCCGAAAAGTTCTGGCTAAACCCTATCACGTCCAAGCCTTCGGCCTGAAGTTGCTGGACGAGGTAGTGCGAGTTGTATGGGTCGGTGGCGATTCGCCTGACAGTCCGCTCCTTGGCGAACTTCAAGATGTCCCGCTTAATGAACTCGTAGTCGCACTTATCGCCAGGGGTAAGCGTCAAGCCGGTCTTCTGGTCTTTCGCCCACTGGATGTACGGCACTTCTTCCCGCCTCGTGTCGGCGTTGTCGGCCGGAATCCAGAACTTGCAGATCACATCGAACACTTCGTCGTGGGCTTTCGAGACAGCCACGAACGCATTGACGTCCCAGGTCTGCGCTAGATCGAGACCGGCGTACCAGACTCGCGAGGAGTCGAGGAGTCCGGGGTGACCCTTGCACTGCTCCCACTGGGTCAGGTTCACGAACTTCTCGGTGCCAGCGACCCAGACATTGAGCCGGTATCGCAAGAACGAAGACAGCCTGGAGGGGGACTGCTCGGCCTCCCGCACGTCCGCCTTGAAACTCTCCTCGTCCATCGTGACGCCGAACGACGGGTTTGCAGCACGCCAGACAGCCGGGTCTCGGTAGTCATCGTCAGCCGTGGCTGCGGCGATATAAGCGAAGTACTGCGGGTCGAGACTTGGGTCTTGCATGACCTTCAAGGCATGCTCGTGCTGCTCGTAGCAGATCGAAGACCTGTCAAATCCAGCCGTCGTGATCGCCAGGACGAGACTCTGGCTTCGAGAAATACCGCCGTACCGGATGGCGTCCCAGAGTTTCCGGTCTTTGGCCGAGTGCAACTCGTCGTAGCACAGGGAGTGGATGTTCAAGCCCTCGGCCCGGTGCGAGTCGCTCGAAATAACCCGCCAGAACGAGTTCGTCGGCACGCACGCGATCGTCTTTCTGGAGTCGACGATCTCCAGTCTCTTGGACAAGTAAGGACTGGACCGGACAAGTTCCGCCATCTGCTTGTAGACGATCCCGGCCTGATCCCGAGACGTAGCCGCTCCGAAGCACTCCGCTGCGGGCTCGGAGTCGGCCACGGTCATGTAGAGCGAGATGCCTGAGAGCAGGGTCGAGTTGTGGGTTGGGATGAAGTTCCTTCCTGCCAAGAACATTCCATCTTCCGAATCGACCTGAATGCAACGAACTGGAACGCTTTCGCAAGGGACGACGCAGTCAAACCAGTGAGAGGCATTTGTTTTTCTCGGGTGCTTAGAGAGCCTGTCTTGCTTTCTTTCGAGCGAGAAAACTCGCATGCCAGCAGGTGGCGTGAACGAGAATGTCCAATACGCCTTTCCGGCGTACCGGCCTGACTTCACTGCCCGCATCTTCTTGCTGTGCGGAACTCCGAGAGAAGAGAGAAGTTCTGAATATCCAACAGAAAGCAACTCAGACTTTGTGACAAGAGTGCAGATCGACCTTCCGTCTCGAACTTTGGCGCACCCATCGGTGTCCATTATTCCGCGAAGCAACTCTTCTCTCTGAACCCTCGATGCCCTTAGATACTGAGCCGGGACGCTCTTGTTGCCGAACACCCCAAGAGACTTGAGCCTGCCAATAAAACGGCCCCCGTCGCACTCGCCAGATAGCGATATGCGAACAGTGTTTTGGTATCCGTACTTTGCAACAGAAGAAACAGACTCCCTTGAAGATATCGCAGACACCATGTGGTCGGCGTCTTGGTCTCCTGCGATCACAGCGGCAGCGTTTGACCACCCATCACCCAGCCACGCGCCGAGTACATACGGGTCGATCGGCAGTTCTGCGAAGTCGCACTCAACAGGAGACGCGGCGAGGATTATGGGCCTGTAACTTTTTCTGCTGAGCGTTCTCTTGAGCCAATCAGTGGTCACAATCCTCGGGCTCCCAAGAACTGAAACCAACCACTGGTGATCTTGGTCGGCGACAATCGGATCGCAGTTCTTCATGCGAACCTCGCAGCACGGCCTGCCGCGCATCACATCGGTCGCCGCGATGACTCGAATCTGGCTTCCGTCGGACCCAAACACAAAGTCGCCGACCTTCAGATCGCCCATCGTCTTCCAGCCGTCCGGAGTCGGAATAGGCGTGTCGATCGCGAGAGCCTTGCCGTTCTTTTTCGGTTGTCGTTCCGGGTTGCGCCCCCCGCTTATTCAGCAGGGGGCGCAACCCGGCACTTCTATGTACCCCACCCGGAATCTCCGCTGGTCGTTGTCGACCCGCATCCAGCCGAAGAGTTCCTCGATCACCTCGTCCTTCTGCCAGGGCAGGAGGGTGAACGGCTTCCCAGCGAACTGACCCTTGGAATGGATCAGAAAGTTCTCGAAGAAGCCGACGGCGTGAGCCGCCTTGGCCTCGTCGAAGTAGTAGTCGTAGCCGAGACTAAGCGCCTCGGCTTTTGATATACGCTTCCAGCGGGTCTTCAGGGGCAGCGGCATTTGACACCTTCATGGTCGACCTCGCGGCGGCGGTCATTCCGAACTGCTGCTCGATTCGCATCAGTTCCGCCGGGAGAGTCTTGAACAGCGACCCCTCCGCTGTCAGTTGGGAGTACCCGGTCTGAGTCAACTGGGTCATCCCGTTCTCTTGGACATGTTTCACGACGTAGAGCCACTGCTCGTGGAGGAGGCAGTATCGCTCGATCACGCCTCGGTCAGCCTGAGTGAACACGCCCATGTTGAAGAGCAGGGGAGCGATCTCGTTCCACTTCTCCAGGGCTGGACCGGCGAGCCGGGGAGGAGGCGAGATGTCGGCCGGTGGCGGCTTGGGCTCGTCAGCGTTGATCGTCCGCTGGCCCGGATTGCCACGGAGGACCTTGAGGCTCGTCGGTACTGGAGGTCTTCCCATGTCAGGCTGGATTGATCGAGACGATGTCCTTCATGTCGATTCCGTACTGGGCCTGCACGAGCAGCCGCGCCCGATACATGGACGTTGCGGGGACGACCGCGAACGTCTGCTCGCCCTCGAACCGGAACCGAACGATGTACTTCTTCAAGGCCCAGCCTCTTCGGGCAAAAACCTGCGTTTTGGCCGGGAAAAGGGCCCTCCAAAAGTTTCGCAGCCGCTCACGGAAGCACGCAGCGGGGGTCTTCGTCCGATTTTGGTTTTCAAACGCGACACTCCCCCGGAGTGGCCTTCTCCAAGCCTCGCACAGATGAGGATTCCAGTAAAGAAAAAATCTTCCAGGCCAAGAGTGGGCATTCCAATTTCGCGAAACTGGAATGCCTCGCCTTGGAAAATCTGGAGCAGCCCCGCCTGTGACTTGTGAAACCTGTATTTTGGGATCAAGTCCATAATAGAAGTAATTCAAAAACACCACAAAAAAAGCCCAACTCGCGATTTTTCGACTTGAAAACTTGTTCTTTTAGAAATGATGATTTTTGATTTTTTTTGCCTATATGGGGGAATTGATTTTTTGGCCCCACCTCCATATTTCGCTTCTAAGGCCAGTTTTCTTTTTTGGTGTCAGGTAGCCTATCCAGACAAATAGGCCCTTAGAAAGCAAGCCAGGGGCCTCTAATGCGATTTGGCATCCTCATGCACCTTCTTGGCATTGCACTTGGCGCAGAGGCATTGCAGATTCTCCATTGTGTCCAGGCCCCCCAATCTCTTTGGCTTAATATGATCACAATGAGCCTCCTTGGGATCAGTGCAGAGCCTCCCGCATGATTTGCATTGCCAGTTGTCCCTGAGAAGCACCTTGATCCTGAGAGCCTCCCAGGCCTTGCCCCCATAGCCTCGCCTGGAGGCGCTTGGCTTGGTTGGTCTTTGGCGGCCTCGCTTGGGCTGGAAGAAGGCGAATCGTTCAGGCATAGCCTGATCCCATCACCAGCCACCCTTTCGGGGTCCCCAGGCTCACGAGCAGAATCCATGCCTGTGCGCTGGGCAGGCTGTGCGTGATGTCTCTTTCTTGATCCTCCAGCGAAAGCGAGCCTTGGCCGCCGTTCATTACGTAAAGTTCTGCTCCCATCGCCGCTGGCGGCAGAAGCACGCTCGGGCTTTTGCCAGCAGGAAACATGAAGACCCTGTACTTTCCGGACCCCTGCTCAAGAGAGGTGCCGCTTCCGTCGTCCTTCAAGAAGGCACCGCGACCATACCACGGATAATAATCCCCGTTGTTGTATACGCTGCCTATCACTCCCGTGTTGATCCCGGCATGCACCCCGGCATGAAGCCATCCATTTACGGTGGCGATTTCGATTTCAGTAACTTGACCCAGCGGCCCGACCTCAGTGACCGCGAGCCATGTTGCGGCAAAGTCGCCATATTCTGAAGTCAATGTCGTCGGACCAAAGACTCGCAGTATGTCGCCAACGGCGTACCCTGTTCCGCCACTGTCAATCGTGACTAGCGAAGCATACCAGGTTGTGTCATCCGTCGGGTGGTAGGGCCAGACTGCCGACCTCTCCAGCGACAGCGACACCGACAGTCCTGTGCCATTCGATGCGGTCGTTAAAACCCACGGCCCATTCGGCGGAGGATCGAAGATTGTTCGGATTCGCCAGTTAAAGCCGTTCCAAGCGTCGGGCAACTCCTCGTCGTCTTCGCCGAGAGTGTAAGTAACTGGGGAGAAGTCCGTGTAGCCGCTTCCTCCGGCGAGGATGGAAATGCCAAGCACCTTGAAGTACCCGGAACCAGGGCCGTCCTGAATCCTTTGGTATCCGCTAATCGCAAGAGACGCGCCAGTTCCGCCTCCGCTCGCGGCACTTAGGGCAAGGGTCGGCTGCGACCCAAACTCGTGCAAGAACAGTCCAGCCGATCCGCCGCCTCCGCCTCCGCCGATGGGAACCGCAGCCCACGTCGCGACTCCTTCAACGCTCTTGAGATACCTTCCTGTCTGCCCAGCCTGTGGCGGAACGAGATCGGACGCAGAGAGGCCGACGTCTGATATCGAGTGCGTATGCGAGGCCGCAGCCGCAGTGATGTCCGAGACAGTGAGAGCAACATTGCCATCCTTGCCTTGGACGCTCAAGACTTTAGAGAAAGACTGAATCGCCGCAGTCAGTCCAGAGATGTCCGTAGTCGTCAAAGACACAACTCCAGTGCGTCCAGAGACGCTCTGCACTCTGGAGAACGTCCTGACTCCCGTGGTGAACTGCGATATGTCTGTCGTGGTCAGGGTCACGTTGCCGACTCGCCCGGCGACGCTCTGCACGGGCGATGCAGCGGCAGCCGCGTCTGAAAAGTCAGAGACGTCTTTGGCAAGGTGCGAGTGAGAAGCACTGGCCGCAGTGAGGTCTACGACGCTCAAGACAACGCTGCCGGTTCTTCCGTTCACGGACAGAACCGGCGGGTCTCTGCCAATCACGGTGATCCCGCCGCCCGTGGTTGTGATCGTGATGTTCTCGCCAGCGATAAATGGGTTGATTCCAGCCGTTCCCACGATGGACGTGCTGGTTCCGTTCACGACAATTGACGGGCCAATCCCCGGCGAGACTTGCACCTGAACTGCGTTGGTGCTTTGGGCCCCGCTCGTGACCGAGACAGGCGAACTTCCTGGCGTCGGGGCTCCAATTTGAACAGGCCCGCCCCCGGCTCCTCCGCCAACGACCATGACTGAGCCGTTGGACTGAGAGACAGCCACCTCGACAATCAGGCCGTTGGACGAGACTCCAGCCTGAACTGAGTCGCCATTGACGATCGTGACACTCACGGGCTTCTCGCGACAACAGCCCCAGAAAGGACCGTTCTGGTAATCACGCCCGGAGCAACCCAGCGAAAGTACCAGCGATACGGGACTCCAAGAGAGAGAGCGTTTGTCTGCGTCTCTGTCAGAGACAAGTTGATCTTCCCGGCGGCCAGATCAACCGGAGTCTGGTTGAAGTTCGTGGCGAGAGACCACTGAGTCACGTCGCCGCCAGACACAGCCACGACCTGAATAATCGGCGAAGAAAACGTGTACCCGGTTAAGTCTTGGTCGAAGTCCAGCAGGACGTTGACCTCATCTCCCTGGACGAAGACAAAGTCCAGGGTATCCGGAAGTTGCGTGAATGTTGGCACAGTGCTGTCCCTCCATGGACGGCACTGATTTTAAGTCTTGCCGGGTGGCGACCCTAAGTAGGCCACCGATCGGCGTCGAGAAGCATCTTCCGCTCGTCTCGCAGGGCCGCGATCTCTTGTCTCTGGAGGCGAACCTCCCGTCTCAAAGACTCGTTGATCGCAAGCAGATGCTCGATGGTCGAGGCTGCTTCCAGGCCGAACCCGCCCACTTCCCGCAATTTATTGGCGATCTCAGTTCCCACGGGAGGATGGTTCTCGTCGTAGACGACGAGTTTCGTGTGTCCACCAATGGACGAGTCGAAGTCATGCTCGTCGAGCCACTTGCAGAGCGACTCGGTCTCGTTCCGCAGAGTCCAGCCGCCTGAGCCAGCGTAGCCCTTGGCGAGAAGAATCTCCTCGCCGGTCTCGGTGTCACGAAGATAGAGTCGATTATTTGCCATCATTTGCTCTCTAGCGACTTGCCGCACCAGTAGCACGCATGATTGCACGGCAGGACGCCGTACCAGACGGCGACACGCCAGCAGCCATGAGCGAGGCACATCGCCGCGAGGGCCGTGAGGAGGACGATGTGCGAGGGCTTCATCACTTCACCTCCGGCGACGCGGGAAGCGGCATCCAGTGGGTGTAGCCAGAACCGGAGCCAGTGAAGCCCGTCCATGTGATTCCCCACTGGTCTCCGCGCCGACATGCCATCTCGATGCCTGTCATCCAGTGATTTGCCAGAACAGAGACACCCTCTTCTGGCAGCCGCTCCTCAACCGGAATCCAGCGTGGCCGGTTGTTCCTCTCCTCCACGATGGCGTCCAGCAGTTCGCGCGAGATGACCGTCCCCCTGCACCCTTCAGGCCAGTGAATGACGATGCGGCCATTCTTGTCCTCCGTGCATCGCACGTTGTCTTCGTAGCCCGGCGACAGGCGTGGCATGTCGTTCACCCCTCCCACTCCGCCGAATAATATCGCCCGCCGTGGTAGGCATTATCAGTGCGGCTTTGCGGAGACCCTCCGTACGAGCCGCTGCCAGCACCTCCGCCACCGCCACACGCGAGGCACCAAGGGCCATCGCCTCGCAGTTCCTCCAGCAGATGTCGTGAGTCCACCTTCATCTTGCACCGGCAGCCCTTGCACCACGACTCGTAAAGACCGCCAGCGGTCGCTCGCCATCACTCCTCCTTCACGAACACACCCTCCGGCGTGAGATATCCTCGCCGGTCTTTGATTGTCTGGTACGCAGAGTCCAGGCTGCCTCGCACAGACAAGCCGGAGAGTTTCGCGTAGATGATCAGAGTCACGAGAACGTCGCCCAGGCCGTCGACCTTCTCGGCCAGATCGTTCTTGAGAGTTGCGTCAGCCAGTTCCCCGAGTTCGCTCATGGTCTTCATCAGTTGAGCCTGGGGCGTGCTGTTCGGCACGATCCGACGAGCAGCGGCCCAGTCTTCCACAGCGAGAATCAGTTCATCGAGCGTCATGTGCGGGGAACCTTTCGAGAAGAGTTTTCAGGGCCATCTGCAAGCGAGCTATGTCCTTGTGCGACGACGACGCCCACGCGAGAGCCTCTCGCTCTCCGTCTGTCAGGGTGGCCGTGTCGCCACTGCGAATCACGTTGTCTTGGAAGCGAACCAGAGACCGGAGCCGCTCGATCTCGTTCGCGGCGGCTTCCATGGTTTCGCCGACCTCTGGCTCCCAGACGACGTAGTGCCGGAGCCGTTCGACGATATCTCGCGTATCCATACAACTCATGGCCCTTCTGTAGCCTGAATGAACCGAACTGGCAAGCCCTTTTTTGCCAGATGCTCTGGATATCCATTGGCGATCATCCAGTCTTGGCAAGTTCCTTTTCGGTCCCAGAGTTTCGGGAATCCGTATCTCCAGCCCGACGGCGGATCGACCCAGACCGGCCCTTCATCGAGCCATGTAGGCTTTTCTTCAATGCGGGCATTCTCGACGGGCCATCCAGACGGTGACTCAAAGACGTCCGGGCATCTATCAGAAGCCTGGGCGATGTCTACGAGACTTGGAAAGTGCCTCAAGACTCGTCTCGCCTCTTCGCGAACTTCTCTTTTCACTCCCTTGATGCCGTTCTCGACATAAGGGCTCGATAGGCGAGTGAGAAAATCTCTCGCGTTCAAGACGGCGTTTGTTCTTTGTGATGGGATTGTCATTATCTTGCCTCCGCAAACTCTCGATCGGTCGATTCTTCTTCTTCTGCCAGCGCCATGCACTGAAGTTCGTACGCATACTCCGCGTACCACCGCGTCTGATGCTGGGCCAACTCCAAGTCGCACCGCAGCGTGTATTCCGCGAGCGGGACTCCGCAGACGAGTTGCCACCTCTCAGGCAGTCGCCATGTCAGTCGGTCGTATACCCAGATGCTCAGACTCGTCAGCCAGCCGATGCGGGTTCTCGCGGCGGCGTCGTGGAGCCAGCAGATGCAGCGGTTCCACCGCCAGTTCAGTTCGTTTGCAAGTGCGAGCATTTTATCGCCTCCATGTTATCCAGCCGATAATCAGCGAAAACACCTAGACGTTGTGAATGTCGCAAGCGGCGCGGCGTGTTATGCAGTTCCGTAGAAACACTGGTTCCACCACTACTTGCGAATCGTCAAAAACGACCAGACAAAGAGCGTCGCCATCCTCGCTGCCTGAAATACGCCCATGTATTGGCAGGCCAGCCAAAAGTGCGACCACCACATCCACGGAACCGACAGCACCTTCTTCCAGTACGGCCTGCGAATCAGCGACACAATCCGGCGAGGGCCGCAGTAAAGCCGCTTCCATTCGTCGTACAGCAAGCCGACATCCTCAACTGTGAACGTGGCGGAACCACCCGATGCACCAGACGGCTCGGCTGTCTCGTTCGGTTCACTCATCGTCTCCTCCTCGCCGCTGGTGATCGCGGGCGTTCTCGTCACTCACCAAAACTCTCAACCAACTTTCGCACGTTCCGCATCAGCACTTCCGCCGACTCACGCTTCGGGCAGCGGATGAAGATTCCGCAGTCTTCGGCGTCTTTTGCCATTGTGCCGATAGCGTGGCCCTCCTTTAGCGGTCGCATCAGGATGCCAGCCGCCCCAGTTTCATCGCGAGTGAACGCAATCCCGACCAACCCGTCGCCCAGCGGGACGGTGATGAAGGCCGGACGAGAACCACGCGATGGAGCAGACGGCTCGCGTTGTCCTGCGGTGTGGTCAGTCATGGGTTCGCCGCTGCTCATCTTTGGCGTTCTGTTGTCACTTCGTTCGATCAAACAGGCCGCGCAGGATGGCGGCTGTCTTGTGCAGCAACTCATGCGACTCTTCCTCTTCAGGATGCCGCTGTGCTTTTGCTGCCACCACGCACTGAATCGCCACGCCAACCGCTTCCCGCTCAGAGTAAGTGACAGGCGGATTGCGGTAGAGCGGCACGGCGTGCTGTCCCCACTTGGCCGCGTGCTCTTCGGCCGCATCTGGGCAGAATGTGATCAGCGGCTCATGCCACTCTGGCGACCACACCGCCCACGCCACAGGCTTGCCCGCCACAGAACCATCCGATGCAACAGACCGCTCATTCTCGTCGTTCATAGTTGCCGCCTCCTTTGTTCGCGGCTGGTGATCTCGCGTGTGCCACTGCCCCCGTCCCATCGCCACCTCGCCGTTGTCGGGCCGTGCTGCGCCTGGGGGCTGCCCACCGTGCCGAAAACACTCCGTAGGGCGCGGAGCCGGTGCGGGCGGGCATAGTGTTCGTATTGAAATCGCCCGATAATCGCAGTTATCTGCGAATAATGGCTCCGTTTTTTGCGGCTCCGGCCGATTATCGGTCATGTTTGTCGATGCTCCATCCGCTCCAGCAGGCCGCGCAGGGTGGCGGCTCGCTCCGGGTCGTATGCGTCACCTAGCAACCTCATTTTCTTCGACGCCCACTCTACCGCCTCACGCTCCGCGTCGGTGAGCCTTGGAGTCACATCCGCAGAAAACATCAGGTCGCATCGCGGGCAACTTACAGAAACGAGGCCGTTGCTAGCGTCGGCCTCCCGCTTGTCTCGCTCATCCTGACACGCATCGCATGCCTGGAAAATCAAGGGAAACGATTTGCCGTGCGGCTTTTCGCAGTAACAGCAGTTTGGGCTGCGTTTCATTTCTTTGCCCCATGTCGTTTTACGAGCCGCCGCAGAGCGTCATCGACCGCCGTCGGCCCGCCGGTGCCGATGTAGTATTCGACAGCCTGCCTCTCGGCCTTTGTCATCCGCAGACGCCTTGCCTCCTTCAGTGCCTTGCTCGCGTCACTGGCCGCACCAACAGCGCCCCAATACTGCTGATACCAAGAGTTCATCTCTCACCTCCCAGCCGCCCCAGCAGGCCGCGAAGCGTCGCGGCTCTGTCAACGCCAACGGTCAGCCGCACGTTTTCGACAATCCACTCCACCGCCTCACGCTCCGCGTCGGTGAGCGTGGCGTCCATCGTCACCGTCACGTTGCCATCGCACACCGACAGTGTGGCGTCCTGGTCAGCGAGGCGGCGGATGGCGAGACGCAGGCGGGCGACTTCGGCCCGCAGGGACTGAACTTCCTCGTCGGCAACTTGTTGGGCAAACTTTGCCAGTCGCTCACTCATCTGCCACCTCCCAGCCGCTCCAACAGGCCGTCGATAATCCGCTGCCTGCCCCGCACCTCAGACGCACACAAACCAATCTCGTCGGCGTACTGCGCCGCCTCGTCTCGCAACTCGCGGAGCGTCTCAGCCTCTGCGTCGGTCAGCGTGGGCTTGCGGTAGAGCGGGACGACTTCGGCCATCCCGTTCACCATTCCTTCCGCGCCGCTCCGGTCATACGAGAGCCAAAGCGGCTGACCGTTTTCGCGGATTGCCGCCCACGCCAGTGGACCCGCACAAACCTCTGCCCGTTTTTCTTTCGGCATGGGTTTCGTAACAGGCGGATGGCGGTACAGCGGGACGATCTCCGTGTGGTATGCGTAATCCCCCTGCATATCCACCGCGTCGATGCGTGAGATGGATGTTGCGAGCAGACCCTTGCCGTTCGCCACGCCCCACGCCACCGGCTCCGCAGTCGTTGCGGATTCTGCAACAGGTGTATCGCCGGTGCCGGCACGGGTGGGCAAGTCCGCGTTATCAGTGCGGGGCCGACCGACGCTGGCTCTAGCCGCCGGCGCGGCTCCATGGTCTGTGCCGCCGGTGCCGCCTGCCGGTCGCCGCCGCGCGGCTGATGGCTCCGGTTCAGGGACTATCGCCGCCGGCCCGGCGTCTAGATTTGCTGCATTTTCCGGCACCGGACAATCGCCGCCGCCACGACAACTATCGCCCTCATGCGCGGTACTGTCGCTTGCTGACAGTTTGCCACGCTCGCGGAGCATCGCGTCTGCCCAGCGGTAGGCACCGCGAACGTAGGACTCCTCCGAGAATGAGCCGTCGTCGCCTTGGGCCAGCAGCCCCGTCAACGCCGCTGCGGCGAAGTGGTCGCGGTCGGTCATCATCGAGACACCCTCACGAGAGCCTGCGGATACTCCAGGCACGCATCGAGATATGCCTTGCACCACTTCACGAATCCGTCGTAGTCGCCCCAGCCATTGCTGGGATTGAAAGCCTTGTAGTGATCCGGCCGAAGCCTCATGTCGTCGAGGCCCACAGACAGCCGTCCCGCCACCTGGGCGGCTGTCGTGATCCCATGCTCGCCTGGACGCCACAGGCACTCGTAGACGCCAGCCTCAGAGGCCATCACATTGAGGTTGTGCGTGACGTTGGCTGTGAATACGACATACTCGTCTGGCTCGTCGTGGCCGACATCTACATCGAAGTACAGATATACATCGAGGCTCATGCGGGCTGATCTTATCGATCGCCCGCAGAGACGCAACGAGTTTTTTCAGTGAGACTTGAGACTTGCAAGTCTCTGTGCCAGACGGGGCCGCATCTGCGACCGGGCGGGGCTGCCGAATGACAGGATGAGCAAGTTCCACCGTGTCCGAAAGACGTCGGCGTCATACTACAAACGCGGCGGCGGCGACCCGCAGACGCTGATGGGCCACTCGTCGCCGACTGTGACCCGCCGCTACCTCGACCCTCGCATCGTCCAGCCCGACACCACGGCACCAGACGTCTTGCCGAAGGTTGGGTGACCTCCAGCCTACGCCTGCGGCAGCGTGGCCGTGCAGTTCACGGCCGCGCAAACAACCTCTCCAGCCCCGCCTTGATGTCGGGGCCGAGAAGTTCCAGCACGCGGGCTTCGGCCTGCGCCTGCGTGTAGTCCCCAGCCGCGTCGTAGGCTTCTTTCTGCCACAGCATCAGCGGGTACGGACACGGGCGAACTTGCGCCACGCAGGTCTTCCGCATGGCATTGTCGATGATCGTCACATCCAGAGCCGAGAGCGTGATCGGCTTCTGGACTCGCACCTCGCCGTTGGCGCGGGTGATCGTCGGGGGCTGAATGGTAACGGGGGCGGGAAGATTCATGTTACACAACTCCTAAGATAGATGAACCGTTGATGCCTTTGTCGTATTTGAACTCTATGGTTGCCAGCCAACTGAAGGCGTCAGGACGGTGGCCGTTTATTGCCTCCTTCAGGTTGAGCGCGGCGGCCGACAGGGAAAAAATGGCTGCGCTCACACTGCCGACACTGGGGTCGCCGCCACCGGGGTTGTAAAATAATCTTGAATTATCGTTGAACGTAGCAGTCCAGTTAACGCGGCCCAGTTGGAACGATTCGTCGTTGAACGTAGCGTTGCCATCGACAGTGCCGTCGTTGTACGAACTGTCGTTGAACGTGCAGTCGCCATAGATGTACGAGTTAGGAAGGGCCCCTGAGTCATCATTGAACGTGCAGTTGCCGGTGATGTTGGAGCCGCTGCGGGTAGACGAATAGTCGTTGAACGTGCAGAGGCCGGTGATGGAACTTTCGTTGTACGAATAGTCGTTGAACGTACAGTTGCCAATGATTGAGGAGGAGTAGTACGATATTGAAGATGAGTTGTGCGAACTACCGTTGAACGTACAGTTGCCAGTGATTTGGCCGGAGCTAGCGATCAGGGAGTCATCGTTGAACGTGCAGTCTCCGATGATGCCTGCGCTGCAACCTGCTCCGTAATTGAACGTACAGTTGCCTGTGATGAGTGCTGGATATTCCCAACCCAAATCGTTGTGCCATGCGTTCCATCCGTTAAACGTGCAGTTTCCGGTGATGGTTCCGCCGTTGCTGCTGTTGTTGTCGAATATACAGTCTCCAGTGATGTTGCCGGTGTAATCGTTGTATGTGCCCCCGTTGAAAGTGCAGAGGCCGGTGACCGTGATCGTAATCGCATTGAGCGCCCCACTAAAGAAAGTGGCATTAGCCACAGTCGGCGCGCTGCCACTGTTGCTGCTGATGGCGCTGCGAACCTCAATATCATCAGTGCTGGTCGGCAGCGCTGTGGCTGGGACGCTGTGGGTGTTGGTTTCGGCGTCGTAACTCATCCACCAGTTGCCGAGCGTCTGCCAATCACCGTCTACTGCGCCGTTGAAGTAAAAAGTTGCCATGTCTTAGTACCCCATCACAAAGGCGACCACATCCCACTTATCACGCCCGGCGTGGTAGGTCGCGGCGAGAATGTCCATCTTGTTCGCCGCCGTGCTGAACGGCAGCGGGCTGGTCGCAGAAGACGGGATGACGAACTTGTTGCCCAGCGTCACCGTCCGCGAGCCGGTCGCGTCCTGCCGAATCCGCCAGCGAATTGTTTTGCCGTCCACCGGATTCGTCGGATTGGCGAGCGTGACGTTGCCGGTGAGCGTCACATCGAAAACGTCGCCCGCACTGGCGTCGGTGTTGAGCGTGGCGGCGTAGGTGAGGGAGACGACATGCGGGTTTCGCAGCACATGCGCTGGAACTTTCTTCGTCACTGGCGACCCGGCCGGGTCGTCCACAATGACAAACAGGTCGTCCGGCGTCACCGCTGACGCGGCGGAAAGTTCGCTGATTTTTACGTCTGCCATCAGTTCTGCTCCGTTCTGATCTTGTCGCCCGATTCGGTTGTCAGTTTGTCGCCGGATTCAGTGGTGATGCGAGGCGCGGCCGGTGCGGATGGCTTCGTTGGACGCAGGAGTCGGTGGTTCATGGGCATGGCGTCAGTTCCTCGACCCGTCGATCAGTTCCTTGACCACCACCCGCAACTCGCTCTGCCCGTGCGACAATTCTTTGAGCGTCACCGCCTGCTGCTGCTGGACTTGTCCTATCTCTCGAAGCGTCTCGCTCGTCGTGTCGAGGAACTCGACGTGGCTCTTCACCACCGGCTGGAGGACAGTCGTGTGCAACGCAACCATCGCTTCACGGCCGAAATACAGGACGAATGCCAGGATTACGCACGGCACGCCGAACCGATCGGCGATCTTGAAGAAGGCGTCGAGCAGGCCAGCCCGAATCTCCTGCGATGTCATCTACCTGCCTCACGTCTTCAGCGTGACGATGCAGACAGCGGCGGTCGAGTTCGTCCCGCCGGCCACCAACTTGATCGCCCCGGCGCCGTAGCAGGCGTCCGGCAAGGCGTAGGTGCGGGCCTCCGTCAGCGACGGGGCGAGGGTGATGTCGGCCGCGGAGCCGTCGGCGTTGTAGACCCGGCCGAACGTGCCGTCGGGGGCGCTGGAGGCCCACAACTGGATCGACGTCGCGCTGGTGCTGACGGTCCCCATCAGCAGCGTCCCGCCGGCAACGTCGTCCCAGCGGAGGGTCGTGGCGGCAGAGACCGACGTCGAGAGAGTGATTGGAAGTGCCTTGAACTTCCGGCGAATCTTCGGTTCCATGCTACCGCACCTCCTTGTGCGTTGCGGGCCTCTGGGGCCGCTCGTGGCGTGCTACAAGTCGCTCACCTCATTGTACCGGCCTGTAGCGTGCTAAACGCCGCATCGACGGCGGCTTCGAGGTCGGCCAGCGTGCCGTCGTTTGGGATCACGGCGTCGATGTATTCTGGCGGGATGCCTCGCTCGCTTTCGTGGGTCGCTGCGGCTCCTGCCAGCAGCGAATGCCCTGGCCGCTCGACCCGCCACATGACGCCACCCCTGGCCCGAATCGCCGCCGCCTCGTTCACGAACCGCACGTCTGAGATGCAGTAGTCGCCGCCGGCAAGCACCCGTTGCATCGTCGCCATGACCCAGATTTCCTCGTGGATCATGTTCCTGCCCCAGTCGGTGCCGAGAGTCTGGAGGAGCCGCCGGGGCGAGGAGCCGATCCAACCGATCGGTTCCTCCTTCAGTCGCCGGTCCTGCAACTCCGCGACCGACAGGCCGGTGATCGCCGAGACGGCGGCGTAGAGGGGGTCAGCGAAAGACAGCGTGGCGAAGCCACGGCTCTCCAGAATCTTCGCCACGCTGCCTTTCCCGGCCCCCGCCGCCCCACACACGCCAATGATCACAGGTGCATCTCCTCTCCGTCGAAGCGAATCGTCACCCCCAGGTCGTCGGCGAGCCACCGCAGCCGGACGCCGGCCTCGCGGAGCATCGCCTCGGCCTGGCTGATCTCGGCCGCCCACCGCTCCGGCGTGGCGTCCCGAGGCTTCACATGCCCGACGACCTCCTTGATCCCAGCCAGGATGATCGCCCTGGCGCAGTCGGCGCAGGCGAACCATGGGCAGTAGAGCGTGGCCGACTGCGTCGGCGTGCCGAACCGGGCCGCGGCGTAGATCGCCGCCCGCTCGGCGTGCTCGATGTATTTGTATTTCAGCGGCCGGAGGAGCCTGTCCGGCGCCGCGTAGACGCCCTTTGGCACCTTGTTGACGCCGATGGCGACGTAGGCGGCGCCGGCCGGCACCAGGACGGCGCCGTTTTGCGTGTGTGGGTCGTGGCTCGACGCGGCCTGCTCGCAGGCGACCTTGAGCCACTGGGCGGGCGTGTAGGCGAGAGAGTCGGCGATCACTTGCGTCTCCTGACGTACTCCATGTGCATCTCGTGCAGGCCGCCTTCGTAGGCGTAGACGAACCCCTGCATAGCGCGTTCCGCACCGATGAAGGCCATGTCAACGTGCCACGAATCCGGCGGAATGATGGTCGGATGCGTCCTGACGAGCACGCCGTCGATCGTCCCCACTTCTGCTACCTGATGGTGCAGATGCCCGACGTGCCACTCGCGGTGGCTGCACCTCGCCCAGGCTTCGGCTGCCTCGATCGCCATGACGCCTGGAAGCCGCTTCTTCCCCTTGTCGCCGTGGGCGATGCCCAGGAGGTTCCCGCCGTGCGTCAGGTACTTTCTGCTCGTGAACTGGTTGTTGACCGTGATCCTGCCGTCGCCCCTGTATCGCTCGCAGAAAATCTTCTGCAACGCCCAGGCCATCGCCGTGTCGTGGTTGCCCGGCACGAAAAGAACGTCCGTCGGCTTCGTCTCGGCAGACAATTCGACGACGCCCGCGATGGCATCGACGGCCACCTCAATCGTCTTCTGGAGCCTTGAGTCTCGGTCGATGTATGTTCCGCCGGTCGTCGTGCCGGAGATTGTGTCGAAGTGTAGCGTGTCGCCTGCCAGGACGATTGACCGCCGCTCGGCGTGCTCGCTCCTTGCGAGGAGCCTGGATGCCGTCTCGGCCACAAGCCTTGCGGCGATGGACAGGTCGTAGTCGCTGCCCGTCGTGTGCCGCCACGATCGGCCGCCAAAGTGCAAGTCGCTCATCACGACCACGCTCCACAGCCCTCGGCGGGCCTTCTTCGCCCGCGCCACCTTCGGCCGGCGAATCTCCCTGCTGGCCGCCTTGATCATCGCCGCGACGGCGTCCTGCACGCTCGGCCCGGCCTTGGGCTTCAGCCGCACGAACACACGGTGGAGTTCGAGCGTCCCGCCGTCGCCGTCGCCGCACTCCCAGGTCGTGGCCTCGGAGGCGGCGATGTCGTACTTCGCCATATCGGCTTCGATATGGCGAAGTAAGTCCTCCACCGTCTTGATGCGACGACTCGTCGAGCGCGCCTCCACGGCGTCGCCGTCGATCTTCTTCGTGACCTGTTCGCCGGTCGTCTCGGCGAGGACGGCATCCTTCAGTCCCTTGTCAGCCAATTCTCCACTCCTTCGGGGCCGACGGTTGAGATGCCGCGTTCGCGCAGGTGCCTGGAGATCGTCACAGCGACCGGCCTGCGGGCGCGTTGCATGACACCGCTTCGGTACGCATCCTTGATCTGGTTGAGTTCAGCCTTGATGTCATCGGGCAGCACGTCGAACCATGTCCTTGAGCGACCGTTCTGCCGCGCGATGTCGGTCAGGACGGCGTCAAGGAGCCTTGGCGTCGTCGAGTCGGTAGCCGAGGGTCCAGAGGACTCTGCTGATGTCGCGGGCGGCCTCGGTGACGTGCTCTTCGCTGGCCGTCGGGAACGAGACGTGGATGAGTTCATGGATCAGGGTCTCCAGGCGGGCGCGGTTCTTGAGCCGCTCGTCGATGAGAATCTTCCGCGGCAACTTCGGATTCTTCGGGTCTGGCAGATACGCCCAGCCGGCCGCTTCGCCACGCAGTCGCGTGAACCGCAGGAGCCAGCGGACGCCGTGCAGCGTGAAGTGGTGGTCGCCGGGCATAGGGTGATAGTGTAGAGGAGTAGCCTATGGTTGGCTATCTTGGTTTACTGGCCGAAATAGAACTTCGCCGCTGCCTTGCCAGCATCGCGGACGGCGTATTGCACGGCGGCCCCTTTTTCGTTCAACCACTTCTTCCGCCCGTCGCATCCACACCCGCCCGGCTTGCCCGCAGTGCGGGTCAGCCGCTCGACCCGCTCCTTCGTGATGCCGACGCTGGTCAGGGCTTGCTCCACGAGGTCGCCGACCATGATGGGCTTCCATGTCTTCACCGGCAGCGGGCGGCACTCGCGGTATGTCGGCAGTCGCTTGGCGCGGTAGCCGCAAACGTGGCACGTCTGGTGCGGGTTGTCGAAGTTGCAGAGGCTCATTGGATTGTCGCCGTTGCCACATGCGTGCCGTTGCCGTACCAAACTAACGCGGGATCGGCTATCGACAGCGCAAACGTCTTGCCAGAAGGCGAGCACACAGGCGTGGATTCGCAGTCGTCGCAGTCATTCGGCAGTTGTTCAGGTGCTATGCGTCTTACACGCAAAATGCTGTTATGCGTCCACGACATATACATTCCGCCAAACCACGCCCGGCATTGCTTAATGCACGTTTCGCAGTTTTCACGCAGCGGCGCTTCATATATGGGCAGGAGTCCGCTGTGGCATGGGTAGAGGCCGATTCGAAAACCGATGTCGTTAAACCCGGCTGGCGTCTGGATGGCACCAAAACTCCAGTAGTTGCCAGTGCCAGGTGCCACATACGTTCCCGAAAAGTCGGGAAGGCCCGCCGGTCGGTTGGTTGTCCATTCGTCTGTGATTTCCACCTCGATCTCGTCGGGCGATTCGCCATCCCCTTGACAGCAGACGTTGCAGGATTGGCAAACTCCGTTGTTGTTTTCACTGCACCCTGAAAAACGCCAATCGGGCTCGTACTGGCCGCCTGAAGTTACGCTGATCGACGGCCTGCCGGATGGTGTTGCCGTAAACGAAAACTGCGAACACGATTCGATGGGTTCGTCTGCGATCCAATCTTGATAGCATCCAAGCGAATTAGCGCCGCTGCCCAGGCCGCCGTAGCATGGCGGGCCGAGTTTCACAACCGGCCGTTCGCCCTCGCCGCGATACCCAACGTAGAGTTGCAACTTGCTGTTTGTTGGCTGTTTAAACCAGACAGGCCCGAGCAAAAACGGCACCGTCCACCCTCCGCAGAACTGCGTCGTGTAAACGCAATAGGACGGCACAGAATAGTATTGTCCGTCTACTGCAAACGGGATGTTGTATTGCCCGTAAAAGTCCTTCGTCGCCGCTTCGCACGCCGCCGCGTTGGAGTCCTTGAACCGCTCCAGCACAATCGACTGCCCGTTAAGGTAATGCCCGCAGCAGTCGTTTGTCTCCCACATCCAGGCGAGATAGCCGTCGCCGCCGTCTTCAATCTCTAGGCCGGTTATCACGCCGAAATCGGGCGATTGCGGATCGTCTTCGACGGTGGCCGTAATCACCGCTCCATCTCCGTCGCTTGGTGTGTTGTAGCCTTGATTGATGTTTACCGTGACGGTGGCAACGTAAGGCGGCAGGCTCGCGTCTTCGCGGTAGTATTTGCCGCCGTTGCTGACGCTTACTGTTTTGGAGTTTTGGTCTTCGCGGTAGTAGACACCGCCGCCGATGACAAAAACATCGCGAGCGTTCGGGTCATCCTTGTAGTAACTACCGCCCTGGCCTAACTCGACGCTTTCCAGGGCGTCGGTGCGAGCGCCACGCCACTGGCCGCCGTCAGTTGGCTCTATGTAAACCTGCTGAATCTCGCCGTTTGGGCCGACGATATCGGCGTCAAGGAAATCAAAGTCTAACTGTGCGCCATCGGCAGCGGACGGGAATGAGATGGAGATGGGATCATTGTCCGCGTACCCGGTTCCGCCATTCACCACAGTCACGCCCGCA